GCCGCTTAGAAAACTTGTAAAGGCATTAGACATAGTAATATTTATACCGGTAAAAAAGCCCGGAAAAATCCGGGCTCTTTGTGGGGGTAGTGTTTATTAACCGCCTAGTGCTAGAGAACGTACAGTGCGTCCTACATCTGCGCCTAGACCAGCACGATCGCCACCTGGACGATTTAGTTGAATTGCGTTATCATAGGCAATTGTTAAAGCAATATCCATTGGATCGTTGCTAGAGTAATCACCGCCTTGATATACAGCGCCTTTTAAGAAGCAACCTAAGAATTCAAAACTTTCTAGGCTTGTTGGTTCGTAGGCGCCGTTGCCGCCGTCTAGTACTTCAACACGCATTCTGAACTTATAGTCAATACCACTTGCGGCACCGCTTTGTTCAAAGAAGTCGAATTGTTTCTGTAGTTGTTCACCAACTTTCTTGGTAACAGCACCAGTAACATCGTCACGTAGTGTTAATTTAGCGTCGGCAAAAGTATGACGTCCTGCTAGCTTAACTGTACTGTTATAAACAGGTAACGTAATTTCAGCAAAACTAACTTCAGGACGAGTTACGTTCATAACTTGTTTTGTTAATTCTGTTGTAGGTGTACCAGCAACACCAAAGCTATCTAATGTAACGCGGAAGCGATACTTTAACTTCGGCATCAACAAACCTTGCGTCGATGCGCTTTGGTCTGTTGATAGCGGTACTGTAAATCTATTTAAACTTGCGATTGGCATATTATAAATGCTCCTTATTCTTTGTATTTACCTATTACTGGCCAGAGGCAATTTCACCAGTTTTCTTAATGCGTAGAGGAATATAAATGAACTCTACAGCCTTAACTGGTTCGATAGCAATGTCCATATGTAGTTCACTACGATCAATTCTAGCAGGTGTGTTGTTTTGGCTATCGCAAACTACGATAAAGTCATACAATGCTCGCTGACCTACTAATTCAATTAATAGACTTTCAGCGGCTGCTTTAATTTCTCTGCGTGTCTGAGCATCGTTGGGTTCGAACAAGAACGGCTTAGCTAGAATACCTAGTTGTCTACGTAAGTAAGCAACTAAACGAGCAACATTAATACGATCTAAAGCACTTGCGCCTTTAGCACGAGTTTTCTGACCAAAGTTAACTAGTCCAACTCCTGGTAATGTAGCGATTGGGTTAATAGCTACATCATGCATTGCGTTGCGTAGACCTTCGTATAAAGAAGCAGTTTTAAACTCACCAGTTGCGCTGTCAATGTATCCAACGCTGGTAGCATTGTCAACACCACCACGACGGATACCAGCCGGAGCAAACCATTGGTAGCTCTTAGCATCGCTAGAAACAATAGTTCTTAGCATCATGTGGCTTGGTGGAACAACAATCTTGTTACCGATGTTGTCAGTTGTGTAACCGCTTGGATAGAACATAGCCATATATTCATCATTAGTTACAGCACCTTCGTCACCGTTGTCAAAAGCGTTAGCTGTGTTATTACCCCATGCTGTTAAAGCAGTAGCAGTTGGTGCTAATCGGAATGGAGTGTCACCAACTACGAACGCTGTCTGGCCGCGGTCTAAGTTAAACGCAGTCATGTTAGCGATTGTTTCTGGGTAACCAGGTGTAGCAATCAAGTTAAAGTTTAATGTGTCTGTATCACGGATTGATGTGTTAGTATCAATCATAGATTTCAAACCAGCTACAACAAACTTACGTTGTGCGAAACGACCAAATGCGCCAGAACCGTCTTCGTTGTTTGGTGTTACGCAAACCCAACGACCTGTAAAGTAATTGGCCATATCTTCATCTTCGTAACGAATGTTTAAACCTTCGTTGGCTTCAATGTTAATGTAACCTCTTGTGTATTTCTTAACTGTGTATCCACTACGGCGTAGATTCCATAACTTTGTACCACGTGGATATAAGTCTGGATCTGGTGCGTCTGGATCAACGAAATCACTTGTTAGCAAGTCTACAATAGCAGCCGGCTCAGAGTCAGTACCGCTTGTGCTCCAGCGAGCATTAGCAAACACCCAACCATCTGGTGTGCTTTGATCTGCTACATCTTGGATAATCCATTTTAGAGAAGTAGCATCCCAAACGTATACGTCTTTACCGTAGCGTTCTGTGTTAGCTGTAGAAATCCAAATGTCGCCATTTACTAGAGTGTAATCTCCGCCATGGCCGACAACTTGTTGTGTGGGCTCTAAGGCACTAACAATAGGACCACCTTCGTCTGTATTAGGATACATGTTACGGTAACCTACCCATGTAGAACCGTCATGAACCATAATGTCAACTGTACCTAAGTTAGCATCGTACCATAGTGTACCGGTTGCTGGTTCAGTAGCAGGAGCTCCGGCACTTGCTTCATAGACTAAAGGAGCCCAGTTAGTGGCTAAGAATGTATAAGAATCTCCTAGTGGAGCATCATATAAGTTTGCTGTTCCTGTCTTAGCAACAACATCATAACTAGCAAAGCCCATGGCATCTAATAAACCAGAAGTGTCGTTTAATTCAAAGTCGCCGCCTAGTGCGTGACTAATTGTTAAAGACTTTGTAGTAGCGTTCCATGTTGCGCTGATATTAGTAAAGCCTGCGGCACTGATTGCAGCTGGAACTAAACTAGCAACAATGTCAGATGGTCCAGCTGTAATAGTTACAGTTTTTTCAGCGGCCCATGCTGTAGCACTGCCTAGTGATTCTTTGATCTTAAATGTACCGCCACCAAACGCATTGGTATAAGTTGAGTTAGAAATAGTAACTGAAGTAGCACCAGCGTTAGCACGTCTCCATAGTTTGAAGTGAGCAATTGGTTCTGGTTGATTTAAGTAGTTAGAATTAACAAATATAGAACCTACAGCAATATTCTTACCACCGCCTACGTAGTCTAACTTTTGTAGGGCTTCGCGTGTGCTAGAATAGATCGGAGCGCTGACTGTGCTCCAAGTTTTTGTAGTACCGTTGTATAGTTTAACAGACCAATTTGCGCCACCTGCTTGACTTGTTGTTTTGATCCATACGCTACCGTTATCTTCAGCTGAAAAATCAGGATATACAGTATGTGGACTAATTTGAACAGCTTTGCCGCCGTCAAAGTGATTTACAACTTCTTCCCAAGTGTTGTTAGCTTTCTTGTAGAAGATAGAGTTCGTATTGTCAGATGTTACAACAATAGCATAGTCGCCTTGACTACCGAAACTTGACAAAGGAATTAAATCACCGTCGGCTGCTGTAGCAACATTAGATGAGTCAATGATCTTTGGAGTTTTTGCTACAAATTTATCTGTAGTAGAATTCCATTCAAAAATGCCATACAAACTATCATTTGTATCAACCCAGTATGTGCCTGAAACAGGAGCACCTGCTGGTATACTAGTGTTACCAGATAGTTGACCTAGGTTAACATCAGCACGAGCAACATAGGCTCTAGACGTAACACCTAATAAGCTATAAGCTGCCTGTAGACCGTACTCGTTTAGTTCTCCACCATTGACAGCGTTACCGCCTGTGGTAGTCGGAAACAACGGTGTACCAAATGTATCAGTTAAATCTCGTTGACTTGTAATCAACCAAACTTTACCAGCATTTGCAGCAGTTGTGCCTTGTGCCGAACTTCCGCTCGGATTTGTTTTATCTTGTGCCGTAGCAACAAAAATGATTGGGGTTGTGCCCGGTGCTGATGGAGTATAAAAACTCTCGTCAATAACGGTTACTTCTACGCCTGGGGATCCTAGTGCCATTGTCAATCTCCTTAATGGATTACTTTGATTTATTTAGCACCTGGAGCAGAAAAACCGCTGGTTAAATACAAAGTAAAGGGCAGTAAAAAGGGCGCATATGAGAGATCTCTGTAAAAAATGTAATCAAAGACCAGTTGCTATTAATTATTATAAAGAAGGTCAGCCTTTTTACAGGTCAAAGTGCGACCACTGTGCTAGAGAACGCAAGGACGGTATTCCGTTATGGCAGAAAGCTGGCTACAAAAAGAAAGCCGCATGTGATAAGTGCGGCTTTACTTCAAAATACACAGAGCAGTTTAATGTATTCTATGTTGATGGGGATCCTACTAACTGTAGGTATACAAATTTAAAATCAGTGTGTGCTAACTGTCAACGTATTCTTCACAAACTCAAGCTGCCATGGCGACAAGGTGACCTGACACCAGATTTTTAATCTGCTCGTATAAATCGTCTATACTAGAATTGTTAGAAATTACGTGATCAATGTCCCTGCCAACCCAAGCTGTTTCGCTGGCGTGTACACCTAATGCTTTAAGTTTTTCTGCGGCAAATATATCACCGTTATTTGCCTTAGCTGCCATAATATGCCAACTAGGTAAATCACCACGTTGTACCCAGATTACAATACCACCTGCGTTGTGGATAGCCTTAATCTCATTAGGAAAACGTACATCACTGATAACAATGTTGTCAGAGGTTTTACGCATTTTGTTTTCTACTGAAGCAATCCAGATGTCATCGTGGAATCCTTGACGGCATACTTCTGTACCCCAATATTGTAGAATCCATCGCGGAGTTAGGTGTGGCATACCAAGTCGTTCTGCCCACCATGTATCTACTTGCTCACGCCACGCACGGGCCTCTGCTGTACGACCTTCTAACAATGTACGATCCCAACCAAATACATTTGCCACAGCATCTTTAAGTGTGTTAGCAAAACTATCTCTACGGAATCCGTGAAAGTTAACCAAGTAGTCTGCGGCAGTATCTTTGCCTGATCCAATAAATCCAACGAATCCTATGATCATTCTGAGTCCTCAATTTGAAAGTGTTTTTTAATATCTAAGTCAGGTGTGGCCGGAAGCCATTTAGATAGAGGACATTGTTTTTTACCCCAGGTGACTTTACCGGGCATAAAGCAATTACATTCTTTACAGGTACGTAAAGTTGCGTTGAATCGATCACACGATTTACATATCGCGTATCGTTGTTTAGCTGTTTCTAGATTGACGAACAATTTTAACCCTCTAACTATAATTTACTATAGTTAGGTATAATTGTCAATGATTTTTTAGCCAATTACAAAAGTAAGGGGAGTAGAACCTTCTTTATAATTGATTAGGTCTTGTTCTAAGATGTCCATTTCAACTTTGGCTTCTGCTTTTAGTGCGGTGCCGTTTAGACTTGTGCCGCCCTGCGGACTGGCAATTGTACCAAATTTTTCACGAGCTTCGCCTAACATTAACTTACATACAGCAAGAGCGTAGTCTTTTAACCACTGTCCTGCGTAGGTATCTTGTAGTAGATTAAAGTCTGGACGATAGTTGTACAACCATAATAAAACTTCTTCTTCTCCACGAGGACGCTGCATTATGCTAAGAAGTTTAGTTGTTTTGTTAAACGTAAAATTGATATCACTACCAAACATTTTACCAACTTGTTTCTGATAACTGGCAAAAGCATAATATGTAGCGAGGCCGCCCATATTTGTAGAAGTTAGCAAATATGTGTTAGAGTACGCTAGGTTGAATGGTTCAAATAAACTTCCACCATCTCCACCACCTGTTCTACTGCCGATGCTACGACGGAAAATTTGTCGGACTTGTTGAACTTCGTTGGGTAGAATGTAATCATTCTGATCGGTTTGTGTTGTTAGAAATCCGTAGCTTTCTTCAACAGCATTGC